TTTTAAGAGAAGATAACTTTGGTTTATACTTTGAAGCTAAAATGAGTGATACTACTTATGGACAGGATGCTTTGAAACTTTATAGAGATGGTGTAATAACTCAACATTCTATTGGTTATCAAGTAATAAAGTCGGTAGAAACCACTATGGATATGGAAGAAGAAGTTGAGGCAATCTACGAAGTTAAACTTTGGGAAGGTTCAGCAGTAACTTTTGGCGCTAACCCTAATACACCTTTTACTGGCTTTAAGTCAGTAGAAGAAAGAGAAGACCGAATTAAAACTTTAGTTAAGGCTATTAAAAATGGTACTTATACTGATGAAACATTTGGTCTTATAGAATTTGAATTATTAAAACTTATTTCACTTGTTAAATCTGATGAGCCAACTGTGGTTACTCCTGTGGACAACGAGCCGAAAGAGGACAATAAGATACAAGAAATAAAACAATTTAGAAATCTCTTAAACCTTTAAAAATGGAAGAAATTAAAAATTTAGCAAATGACATCAACGCAAAGTTTGATGCTAACGCTAACGCATTATTAAGCGTAAAAAATGAAGTTTCTACGATGGTAGAAAAAAGTATTGATTCAGTTAAAGCTGAAATCAAAGCAGTAAAAGACGAAATGGATAAGCAAGCTGAAGAAGTATCTCGTAAGAGTGCTGCTAAAACTTTGTCTTCAAAGTCTATCGGTGAGCAAATCGCTGAACAATTAGATTCAAATATGTCAATCGCTGAAAAAGAATTAAAATCAGCAGGTGGTTCATTTACTATGAACTTGAAAGCAGTTGGTAATATGTTATTATCTTCAAGTTTAACTGGAGATTCAGTAGCTACTTACAACCCTAATCAAGCAATCTTGCCTTCGCAAAAATTGAACTTTAGAGATTTAATCCCTACTGTACAATCAGCGACTGGTACTTTTGTTACTTACAAAGAGAGTGGTTCAGAAGGTGCTATCGCATCACAAACTGAAGGTGCTTCTAAAGGACAAATTGATTACGATTTGACTGAAGTAAAAACAGTTAATGCTTATATCGCTGGTTTTGCAACTTTCTCAAAGCAAATGATGAAATCTTTACCATTTATCGAGCAAACTTTAACTCGTATGTTGATTAGAGATTTTTACAAAGCAGAAAATGCTTCTTTCTTCGGTACTGTTAGTGGTGCTGCTACAGGTTCTACAACCGTAACTGCAACTGATGATGTTGAAGAAATCATTCAATTAATCGCTAACCAAAAGACTGCTAACTTTAATGCTTCTTATGCATTAGTTAGTCCTGCTCAAATGGCTCGTTTAATTATCTCTACTTACAACAAAGGTTACTACGCAGGCGCAGGTGCTGTTATTCTTAACGGTGCAGGTGGTTTAACTGTATTTGGTACACCAGTATTCGAGGCTTCTTGGGTAACTGATGACAAAGTGTTAATCTTTGATAGAGACTATTTAGAAAGAGTTGAAGTTGAAGGCTTAAATGTAACTTTCTCTTATGAGAACGGAACTAACTTCACACAAAACTTGGTAACTGCTCGTATTGAGTGTTACGAGGCTATCAACTTAATGTTACCTACTGCTGCGATTTACGCAGATTTCGGAAATGTTGCTTAATTAGTTCTTTACAAATAATAAAGAGGGTAGGTGCTTAATTGTATCTACCCTTTTTTAATGCTAAAAATATTAGTAACTTTGTATTATGTATAAATGCACAGTCAATATATCACATAACGGTAGAAAGTATAATAGAGGTAACTACTACGACCTTGTTTTAAGCGATAAGATGAAAGAATTTATAAAAGTTGGGTACTTTACTGCAATCGTAGATAAAGGCGTTACAAAAGAGTTTAAGGGCAAAATAAAGAAGAAATAATATGGCTAATATTAAAATATCAGAATTAAATCCATTATTGACCGTACAAGATGCGGATGTGATTCCAATAGTGGATAACGCAATTACTAAAAAGGTAACGGCTGAAATTTTAAGAGGATACACACAAGGTAATTCAGTTTTATTAACAGGCGCACAAACTATCGCAGGTATTAAAACCTTTACTTCTCAATTAGCATCTTCGGTTGCTACTGGTACTGCTCCTTTTTCGGTTGCTTCAACTACGAAAGTAACTAACTTAAACGCTGATTTATTAGATGGTTTATCTTCTGCTGATTTCCAGGCTACTTTAAGTGGTACAGGAATCGTAAAGTCTACGGCAGGTACTATTTCTTATTTAACTGATAATTCTGCTAATTGGAATACGGCTTTTAATGATTCAATCGTAAGTGCTGCCGTTACAGGTAGTGGTACAAATACTTTAACCTTATCTCAACAAGATGCTGGTACAATTACTGCAACTTGGGTTAATGGAACTTTAATAAGAGAAATAAGAAACAATACAGGTGCAACTTTAACTAAAGGAACGATTGTTTATATTAGTGGTGCAACAGGCAACAAACCAACGGTAACTAAAGCTATTGCAACAGGCGATTCTACTTCTGCTCAAACCTTTGGATTTGTTCAAAATGATATTTTAAATAACGCTGAAGGCTTTGTAGTGGTTATAGGGGATTTAATTGGATTAGATACTTCGGCATTTACTGAAGGCGACCAATTATATTTATCTTCTACAACTGCTGGTGCTTTTACTGATGTTAAGCAATACGCTCCTAATCATTTAGTTTATGTGGGTATCGTAACAAGAGCGCATCCAACTTTAGGACAGATTGAGGTAAACATTCAAAACGGCTACGAAATGGATGAGTTGCATAATGTGGCTGCTCAAAATCCATCTAATGGAGATATATTACAATATGTAACTTCGACAGGCTTATGGACTAAAATAGCAGGAACTACAAGTGCAATAAGCGAAGGTTCAAATCTTTACTTTACTAATGCTCGTTCAAGGTCGGCTATTTCATTAACTACAACAGGTACTTCGGGTGCAGCTACTTACAACTCTACAACAGGTGTTTTAAATGTACCAAATTATGGTACTGCTTTAGCTAATTACTTACCTTTAGCAGGTGGAACTTTAACAGGTGCTTTAAATGGTACAAGTGCGGTATTTTCTTCAAGCGTAACTACAAATTCTGCAAATGGATTTAGACTTGATAGTGCTGGAAGTATTTTATTTTCTTTAGGTTATTCAGGTGGTACATTATTAGACAGACTAACTGGAACTAGTTTTAGAATTGCTGAAAACGGAACTCCACAATTAACATTTGCAACAGGTGGTGCAGCAACTTTTTCTTCTTCGGTAACTACGGCAGGTAATCTTGGGGTTGGAGTTACACCGAGTGCGTGGTACACTGCCTTTGGGACAAAAGCAATTCAATTTGCTGCATCTGGTTCTGTATATGGGCTTGATGTGTCATCTTCAGATAGAAGGGCTGGATTAATGAATAATGCGTTTATTAATTCAAGTGGAAATTATATTTATATAAATACAGGGCATTCAACTCAATATGAGCAAAATGCTGGGAAACATACTTGGTTTACTGCTCCAAGTGGAACTGCGGGTAATGCTATAACATTTACTTCAGCTATGACTTTGGATGCAAGTGGTCAATTATTAATTGGTACAACCACAAGTTCTACTTTTAAATTAGATGTAGTAGGTACTTCAAGAGTAAGTGGAAATGCAACATTTTTAGCAAATGTAAATTTAACATCAAATAGCTCACAATTTTCAAATACTTTTGGAGGTGTTACAACATCAAGATTTTTTACAGATGCTGGTGGTGGTGTTTTATCAGTAGATGGAGCAAATAATTTTTCTATAAGATATGGTGGTGTTTCGGGTACTAATTTTGTATCATTTGCAGGTGCAACAGGTGCAGCAACATTTAGTGCAGATGCAACAATCAACGGAATAACAGCAGGTAGAGGTGCAGGTGCAGGTTCAACTAATACAGTAGTAGGTAATGGTTCTTTAATATCAAATGTAATTGGTTTTGCAGTAACAGCTTTAGGTTATAGGGCAGTAAGAGATTCAACTGCAAATTATAATACTGGTATTGGTTCTCAAGCATTAACTGCAACTACAAGTGGTGGACAAAATGTTGCCGTAGGTTCGCAATCTTTATTAACCAATTTAACTGGTTCTAATAATACAGCAGTAGGACATACAGCTTTATATACTAACACCGCATCAAATAACACCGCAGTTGGTTTTGAAGCAGCAAGTGCTAACACAACAGGAACAGGTATTACCGCAATAGGTTATCAATCTTTAAAAGCATCAACTGGAGCAAATAACACCGCTTTAGGATTTACTGCTTTGGCAGCTAATACAACTGGTATTCAAAATACTGCATTAGGTTCACAAAGTTTACAAAAAAACACAACAGGAATAAGTAATATAGGTATTGGTTTATCAGCTTTATTAAACAATTTAGGGGGTAATTACAATATTGCTATTGGAGTAGAATCTTTAAGTACAAATACTACTGGAAATAATAATGTTGCAATAGGGATTAATGCTTTAGGAGTTTATACTGGTAGCAATAATACTGCAATAGGATTTGAATCTTCTTATTTAAACTCAACGGCAACAGGAATAGTTTCGGTAGGTTATCAATCGTTAAGGGCAAACACAGGTGTTCAAAATACAGGTATAGGTTTTCAATCATTATTAGTTAATACAACGGGTACATCAAATACTGCATTAGGACATCAAAGTTTAGTTGCTAATACAACAGGTGGTGTAAATACCGCAATAGGTAATGGTGCTTTAAGTGCGAATACAACAGGTGCTTCAAATAGTGCATTAGGTGTAGGAACACAAAGTGGTAATTTTAACGCAAGTGTTATTTTAGGTAGAGATGCAACTGCAACTGCTTCAAATCAATTTGTTATTGGAAGTACGGCTTATCCTGCTGGAGCAGTAGCAACAGAAGTAAACGCTTCATCAAAAGTTTGGAATGTAATAATTAACGGAGTAGCACAAAAAATATTATTAGCATAATGACAACATACACTTGGACAATCGAAAGTCTATACACACAAACAATCGCTGATGAGGCTGATTATGTAGTGATAGCAAATTATTTAGTAGTAGGAGTAGATGGCGAATATTCAGCATCACTTTCTAATATTGCACAATTCTCAACGGAGAATGTAGAAACTTTTATTCCTTACGAGGACTTGACTAACGAAATAGTAGTTGGCTGGGTGCAATCGGAATTAGGAGTAGATGGAGTAAGTAATTTAGAGGCTTGTATTCAAGGACAAATTGATTCTTTAATCAATCCCCCTACATACCCTATTAACACACCTTTACCTTTTTAATTATGGACAACAAAACATCAAAACTAATTGTTAAAGAAGCATTAAATATTGCAATCTCAAAAGGTTGCTTTAACTTAATCGAGGTATCAAATATTGTAAAGGCTATTGAATTTATAGATAGCCAACCCGATATTGAATTTGGAGAAATAGAATAAAAATGTAACTTTGAAAATGACAAACGAGCAAATATTTGGCATATTAGGACAAGGTCTTGATATGGCAACACAAAAAGGAGTATTTAATTTAGGGGATGCTAAAGTTATCGCTGATGCTTTAATTGAACTTAAAAAAGTTTTAGACATTCAAGAACCTATAAAAGAAAATGATTAACTCGGAATTTCAAATTGAAATTGTTACAGACCTTGCAGTAGAGCCAGTTACCTTGCAAGAGGCTAAAGACTATATGCGTATTTCTTCGGAATCGGAGAATGATTTAATAGAAGAACTAATAACTTCAGCAAGGGAGCGAGTAGAGAAGTTTACAGGACTATCTTTAGGGGAAAAAACTTTAAGAGCGTATTGGTTTTATTTTCATATCCCACAAGAGATTCCTTACGGTCCAGTTACCTTAATTGAATCGGTTGTTAATGATGAAGATGTAGCTTTGGAATATACTGCTCGTGGATTGCAATATAAGATGCTTGAGGCTTATTCTACCGTTGGTTTGACAATAGAGTACGAAGCAGGGTTTGCAGTCGCTCCTAAAGGCTTAAAATTAGCCATATTAAAACAAGTGTCTACTGATTACGAGAATAGGGAAAATTACTCTATTTACGACCAAGCATATGAGTTAAGTTCGGATGCTAAAAGACAAGCACAACCATATTGTCGTAACACTTTATTTGGTATCTAATGAAGGCAGGAGTTTTAAGAAATCAAATCGCAATACAAACTTTACAGACTGGTTCAGATGGTACAGGTGGTTACTTTGGTACATTTGTAGACCAAAAGGTAGTTTGGGCAAAGATTAGAGCAAAACAAGGCTTTAGAAATTTAGAAGATGGTAAAATATCTTTAGACAATATCTACGAGTTTACTATTAGATATGATGACTATCCTAATTTATCTCAAATCAATAAGATTGTTTATAATAGTGGCGAGTACATTATTAAAGCATTCCAAGTAACGGATGAAAGAAAAAAAGAAATAGTTATTATGACTACTTTAGGAAGATTAATTGACCCTACTATTTTCTTAATTACCGAGTTCTACGAGTTCTTAATGACTGAAGATAACAAGTTTATAACTGTATAATGAAAATTAGAGGTACATCTAAAGTATTAAATCGTTTAAAAAGAGTTTCTTCTCAAGCTACTTTACAAACTAAATCAGCAGTGGTAAGGAATACTGACCAAATATACGCTCAAGCATTAGCTAATGTTCCTGTATTAGATGGCTATTTAAGAGGTTCAGGCAATACAAGTTATTCGGATAATCAATTAACTGGAACTGTTGCCTTTGGTGGTAACGCTGCTCCTTACGCTCCTTATGTTGAATTTGGTACAGGTAAAAATAAAGTTATACCATTAGGATTTGAAGATTACGCTATGCAGTTTTATGTAAACGGAGAAGGCACTATGCAACCACAACCATATCTTATCCCAGCTTATTTAAAATACAAGAAAGTATTTTTAAACGATTTGAGAAAAATAGCTAAAAATATTAGTAAATAAATCGTAAATTTGTGGAATGAAAGATGTCGGAGAACTTATTAGACAAAAACTTTACGAAAGGTTAAGCGGTGCAATCGTTATAGACCTACAAGAAGTTCCAGTATTTGATTCGGCAAGTGTTTTAGCAGCAGCGACTGAACCATATATTTTACTTTCTACTTTTAATTCAACGGAATTAAGCGAAGGTAGTAAACAAGCATACGGTCAAGAAGTTAGCGTTTTAATTGAAGTAGGTACAAGGTTTGACAACTCTTTTGGTGGTAAATTACTATCGGACAGAATATCAAACGAAGTGATTGAGTTAGTTAGGACAAGGCAGGATGGGTATTTAGATTTATTACCTGATTGGTATGTAATCAGAACACTAATGGAGAGTACAAATACACTTGAACAATTGGTAGATACAGGAGTTTTAGTGAGAAGATTAATAAGATTTACATTTAAAATACAACAAGGAATATGAGCGTATTAAACGGGTCGGATATATTAATTTACGATGCAGATTCAAATTTTCCGTTGATGTGTCAAACAAATGTAACTATTACATTAAACGATGCTATGATAGATGCTACTTGTAAGCAATCAGTAGGATATTCAGTATCTTTACCAGGCTTAAGAGAATTTGCTTTTACGGCAGATGCTTTAGTTGATTTTAATGAAGGAGTTTCAGATACAGGAATAACAACTTTATTTGCTGCTTACGATGCAAGAACACCAATTAACATATTAATATCTAATCCTGTTTTAGCTACTGCTTATTATACTGGGTTAGCTTATGTTGAAAGTATAGAAGTAAATGCACCTATGGAAGATGTGGTATCTTATACTGTATCATTTACAGGAACTTACACAATAACAGATTAATTAACTTTAAAATAAAATAATATGGCAGTTTACAACGGCACAGCGCAAATCTTAAAAATGGATGGTACGCAATTAGCAGAATTAACCAATGTTACTATGTCTATGAATCAAGATGTATTCGAAACAACTTCTAAAGAATCAGCAGGTTGGAAAGAGATTATGCCAGGATTAAGAGATATTACTTATACGGCAGAAGGTCTTGCAGATTTTCAATCAGCGAACAAAGATTTAGCAGATATTTTTACTGCATACAATTCAAGAGCGTTAGTTGCTATCATTTGGACTGATATGGTTACAGGCGATAAGTCGGTTTCTCAAAGTGCTTACATTACTTCTTGCGAAGTTTCAGCACCAATGGAAGATGTAACTACTTATTCAATTGAGTTTGCAGGAACAGGCGCACCAACATTTGCAACAATAGTATAACTAAAACAAACAAACTATGAACGGACTTATTGAAATTACAATGGGTGGCGAAGTTAGGACTTTAAAGTTCGGTAACTACGCTTTAATGAGTTATAATGTTCTTACGGCAACGGATGCTGGAGAAGCAAAAAAGTTAGATTTAGACTATCAAATGATTGATTTTGTCAGAGATATAACTTATTGCGGACTAAAGAATGCTTATAAAATTAGTAAAAGAACATTTGATGTTACTTTAGATGATGTTACTAATTGGATTGATGATATGGATTTATCAAATATTCAAATAGTTATTGATGCTTGGACTAAATCTTTAGAAAGTAGCGAGTACATCCAAAACGGATTTAAGGCTATGTCAAGTGGCGAAAATGGTTCAAAAAAAAAGTAACTTGGGATGATATAATTGACTTTGCAATTGGCGAAGTTGGTTTAATGCCTGATGAATTTGAGGATATGACTTGGGCAAATTATCAAAGGTTACTATTTAATTTCTTTAAAAAAGAGGCTAATCAGTGGGAACACACAAGGGCAACTTTAAGCTATATTAATAATGTTAATGTATCTAAAAAGAGCCAAATGAAAAAGCCAAAAGAAATAATACCACTATGGACAGATAAGTTTGCTATAATGAATAGAGTGCCAAAGAAGTTAACATCAAATGAAGAAAAACAAGAAATCTTAAAGAAGTTAAAAGATGGCAAACGAGAAATTAATAGTTGAACTAACCGCACAGATACAAGGTCTTAAATCGGGTTTAGATAGTGCTTCTGCACAACTAACAAAGTTTAACGATAAGACAACAAATACAGGTAAGAATGCAGAAAAAGATTTTGATGCGATAGGTTCTGCTGCATCTAAAGTTGGTGGTATTGTTGCAGGTGCTTTTGCTATTGGTTCGGTTGTTAGCTTTGGTCAAGGAATTATAGCTGCAACATCAGAGTTTCAAAAATTCGAAGCAGTTTTATCAAATACTTTAGGTAGCAGTTCTGCTGCTCAATTAGCTTTATCACAAATACAACAATTCGCTGCTACAACTCCATTTCAAATAAATGAATTAACTGGAGCGTTTGTAAAGTTAGCAAATCAAGGCTTTAAACCTAATATTACGCAAATGCGATTATTAGGCGATTTAGCAAGTTCAACAGGTAAATCCTTTGACCAATTAGCTGAAGCAATTTTAGATGCGCAGACAGGCGAATTTGAGCGTTTAAAGGAATTTGGAGTAAGAGCAGCAGTCGCTGGAGACCAAGTTACATTCACATTCAAAGGAATTAAAACACAAGTAGACAATACTTCCGAAGCAATTAGAGGTTATGTTTTATCTTTAGGTGCTGCCGAAGGTGTTTCGGGTTCAATGGAAAAAATATCGGGTACTTTAGGTGGTCGAATTTCCAATGTTAAAGATTCATTTACACAATTACAAACTACGATAGGCTCAATAAATAGTGGTGTGTTATTTTCATTTGTAGGTTATTTACAACAGGCTTTAAGTTATTTTAATGAGATTATAAATTTAGACCTTAAAAGAGTTCAGTTTGCTATGGAAGGTCTTAATATGACCGAACAAAGAGATGTAATAAAAGAATACAACGCTCAATTATCTAAAATAGGTTCAACAGATAATATTGGTAAGTTAAATCAACAATTAAAGTTTATTCAAACAAATTTAGAGTTTTACCAACAAGCAATGTTGAATGAAACTGATGAACATAATAGAGATATTGCATTTTCTTATTTTAACGCTTATAAAGATTTAAGAAATAATGCTAATACTCAAATGGCTGGTTTGCAAAAAGATTTAGCAGCTAAAAATGCAGCGCTTGCAGCAGAAGCCAAAAAAACTAAACGAGTAATTGGAGAAACTATTGATTTTGTAGCACCTGCAATAGGTATTAAACCAATTCCAAATGCTCCTATTACATTGCCAGGTTTGCAAGACCCTAATTTTAAAATAAGAGATGAAGATTTAGCGAAGCAAACGCAAATGAATGCTTTACTAATGAAACAAAACGAAGAATTATCTGCATCAACTTTATTAATGGGTACTTTACAAAGTGGATTTGAGCAGATGTTTACTACATTAGTTGATGGTGGACAGAATGCATTTCAAGGTATTTTAGATGGTCTAAAAAGATTAATGATAAAAATTGCAGCAGCTATTGTTGCAGCTACAATATTGTTTTTTCTAACAGGTGGTGCGAGTGCTGGTGGTAATGCAATTAAAAAAATTGGGGAATTAGCTAAAACTATGGGTGGTTTAGGATTTAATCCTTTTACTTTATTTAGTGGTGGTGGAGGTGGTCAAAGTCCTTACATAGCTATGCCAAGTTCTTCAACAGGTCAAGGTAATTACCAAATTGATATAATGGGAGATAAAATGAGATTATTATTAAATAACGAAGCAATTAAAAATTCAAGGGTGGTATAATGGCTTACAATCATATTTATAATCTACAATTTAAGGGATTAGACCAAGTAGGTACTGATTTGTATTATCAAGTAAAGTTTGAGAAACAAGAAGCTACCGTAGAACCTTACGATGTAATAGAGTTAATCCCAGCACAGGATAGTGCGTTTGTATTAAATTATAAAGCCAATAAAGATAATATCTTTGCTCCTATTAGAGCTTCTTATGCCGATATTAAATGTTTCATTCCTTACGATTCTACTGTTCAGCCTTCTGATTTCTTTTTTGATAGTGATGAATATACTTTTAAAGTAAGCCTTTACGAAACTAACGGAGTAACTGAAACTTTAAAGTGGGTTGGGTTTCTTTTGCCTGATGTTATCCAATACGAATGGCAAGAACAATACTATTTACAATTAACTGCTACTGATAATATTGCAGTCTTAAAGGATATTAAATACACAAGAGAAGATTACTACGCTTTATATAATGACACAAGTGTTGATACTTGTATAGATGTTAATGACTTTGTTTGTAGGTTATTAAAAAAGACTGGAAGCGAATTAAATGTGGCTTTTTATAGTCAATTTAAAATAGATAGTACACTTGTTAATCTTGCAAACTTAAAGCTATCGGAATATTCTTCAGTTGATTGGTCTACTTTTGAGCCAAAGGATTGTTATTTTCTTTTAGGTACATTAATGGAATCTTTAGGTTGTGTTGTTTATCAATCGAATAAAGATGCTACTTGGTATGTGGTTGCTATTAACGATTTAGCGGTAAATGATTTAGTTAAAGATGGTACATTTAGTGTAAATGGTGCTTTACCTCCATTATATCAATATTGGACTACAAATAATGATGTTTTAAATAATACAACAGATGGTTTAAATGGAAGTCAATGCCCTCAAATCTTTGGAGATAATACTTCTTATGTAAGACAAACTATACCTTTTCAAATTGCTTTATATACAATTTCTTTTTGGGCAAAGAATTTTGAAAACACTTTTCCTAATGCAGTAGTAAGAGTAAATATAGATGGTGTTGGAGATGTATTTACTACAACAGCTACTAATGAGTGGGTTTATTATGAATTTGAATATAATCGCCTTACAATAGGTTCTCCAAGAGTATATTTCTATAATAATAACGATGATTCAACAGGTTATCTTTTAATTGATAATATATCTATTAAACAAAAGTTTCAAAATGGTTTAAAATACGATATTGACGGAACTTACATAAGTGAATATACTTTTGATTTTTACTCTTCTATTGGTAATTCAGGTAATGTTAAATGGTCTGATGTAAATCAGGTAGTAACATTAAATAAAAGATTAACAAATGTTCAATTTAACTATCCATACTACGAAAGAAATTTAATTAATAACTACGGATTCTTTAAGGATTACGCAACAACAACTACTACACCAACTAATTGGCAGCTTGAAAGTCCTTTTGATTTTGCAAATGCAACAGGAGATGACAGACCATTTGATAATAGAATTTTATCAGTAATAGAAAATGAAGATATTACAGGTGGTTTAAATACTGATATTTATTTATATAATACTTTTAGGCTTACAAATAATATTTCTCCTTTTGGATTTTATAATTTCTTTGCGATTAAGGTTGAATGTTCTGTTTATTTTGATGATTCACACACAGACGGGGATGGTATTAATATAGCATTTGTTAAATCTAAAGATGGTACACCAAGTACATCAAATACAAGGTATTTAGATTCAACAGGTACTTATTATAGTGTTGTAACTTCTGCTTTATGGAATGCAGTATTTAGAATGCCTATCTTTATGAGTGATAAAAGTAGGTGGATGAAATATAAATGCTTATCTAAATTTGACCAAAATAGTCTTGCAGATGGTACTACTTTATATGAGTTTGGTACTTTAGTTTTAAGACCACAAAGAAGTTTTGATACGGCTAATGTTCATCAAACATATTTTGACGATATTAAAGTAAGTATTATTCCACAAGGATATAAAAACACTAAAGGCTTTATTTATAATGCTACTAATATTCCTAACGATGCTACAATGGTTAAGCCATTCTCAAATACTTATAAAATAGATAAAGGTCAATATCACGGTGGTATAGCTAATAAATCGGAATCACAAATAATTGAAGACTTTATTGGATACGATACTGGCGGAGAATTAAATTTAATCCAAAATTCTAATAGATGGTTAAGACCTTGGGAAACTGCTTCAGAACTTATATTAGGCAGACCGATGCAAGAATGTATTACTCGTTCAATTTTATCTTTTTATCAAGCTACCTGGCAGAAATTTACAGGTAATGTTTATGGTAAGGATATATCTTTTGGGCAAGTCTTTAATATTGCTTTAGCGCAAGGTTTACACTTTATGCACGAGGCATCTTTTGATTATGTATCAAATAAAACAAACATAACCACACACCAAAGCCAAACTGATAAATTAGAAACAGGTTTCCGTTCTTGGTCAACTACTAAAGAAGATACAGGAGCAGGTCAAGGACAACCAGGTAGTCAAACAAGTAGCATACAAGAAGCTGGAGAATAATGAATGAGTTAAAAGAAATAAACGACCAATTAAAAACATTATCAATTAATGTAGAAATGATTAGCCAGGCTATCACAGGTTCAAAGTTAAATAGAAATGGTATCTTACAAAGATTGGAAACAATTGAGGATGCTTTAGAAGATACTGAAAAAAGTGTCCAAGAAGTTAGGGATTATAATACTGGCATAAATTGGGCAATAAGAATTGGTGCTTTTATATTAACTATTACAGGAGTAACTTTTATTAAAGATTTCTTATGGCACAAATAAGCGAAGAAGGATTAAAATTATTAGTTGAGTTTGAAGGCTTAAAGTTAGATGCTTATCAGTGTACTGCTGGAGTTTGGACTATTGGCATAGGAAGCACAAAGTATGCTAACGGACAACCTGTAAAGAAAGGCGATAAAATAACGCAAGAGGAGGCTTATAAGCTATTCATGGACACTTCCGATACTTACGCTAATTGTATTAAGAGATATGTCATTAGACCGCTTAAACAGAACGAATTTGATGCTTTATTTTGCTTATGTTACAATATTGGTTGTGGAGCATTTGCAAAGTCTTCTTTGGTTAAGTTTATTAATGGAGGTCAAACTATTGAAAAAATTAAAGTAGGCTTTATGATGTGGATTAAAGCAGGTGGTGTAGTGAGTAAAGGATTAATGAGAAGAAGATTACGAGAGTTCAATTTATATGCGAAAATTAAATAACATACTATCAACTATATTTGGTGCTATTGTGGCTATTGCGAATGCTTGGGTTACGATTGATTGGGATAACTTTGTGTGGTGTTTTAACACAGGCTTTAAATTATTTTTATCAGCTTTAATTGCTTTAGGTGGTTATATGACTACAATTAATCATAAGACTTTGAATAATAGATAAATAATAACTACTTTCGAGAAAAAAACTTTATGTACAGACCAAGACTATCAGAAACTGAGTATAACCAATACCAGTTAAAAAAGCTAACGGATAAAAAAACCTATAAGTTATTTGTATTTTCTGACCCACACGGTTGGTTAGCTGACCTTAAATGTTTACGAGTTATTAATAATATTCTACAACACAATAAGTTTGATGAAGTTTGTATTAACGGGGATATAGTAGACTTACCTTTTGTTTCTAAACATACTAATAAACTTTATTTAGATGGTATTCTTAACGGTTATAGTGAAGTAGAAGAGTTTAAATACACAGAAGAACAAATCCTAAAGCCTTTAAGATTAAGTACAGATGCTAAAATTCGTATTAGGACTGGCAATCACTGTGAACGAGTAACTAAACCTTTTTTATTATCTAAAGGGCAATTAGCAAGGTTAGCTATTCTTTATAAACACTTTGAAAGTACTAAGTTTGAAGAAATGCTACACTTGGCGGAGAATGATATGGTTTACGACCCTACGGATGTTTTTAATTACTTTGATATTTTTGATATTACACACGGTTTATCTTTAACAAAGAACGCAAGTGAAAAGAATATAATTGAGTATTGGGGAAGCGGGTGTACAGGACATTCACACAGGTTAGGAATGCGATATATTAGAAATAGGCATAATATTAACGCTTGGTTTGAAGTAGGATGTACAAGGTTAATGGAAGCAGTCGAATATTTACCAACAGGAAGAATAGCTGATTGGTGTCAAGGCTTCTTAGAAGTTACTTTTAAGATAGATGGCGACAAGGTTTTATTCTTTGCGCAACCACACGCTATTATTGATTATAAATGTGTTTATAACGGTGTTTTATATGGAGAATAAAGAAGAGGAAATATTTGATGTAACTGATGGTGAGATTTTAGAGGAACTTAAATTCTTTGTTTATTTTCTTTTTGAATTAGAGGAAAAAAGTTTACTTTTATTCCCAAGTTACAAAACCTTAACACAAGCGAGGTTAATTAAAATGATTGAAACACGATTAGACTTTTTAGATTATGATGAAGACCAAGAGGGAGATGTTAGTTGAAAAATTGAAAGAATTATACAAAGAAATAGAAATAGTACGCAGAGAATTAATAAAAGAAACCAATAAAGAAAAACTAAAAGAGAAACAAAATGAAAACTATCGAAGAAATTAACCATCTTGAGAATTGTGAATGCTCGGAGATTTGCACTAATTGCAGCGTTAAGTATCAATTTAAACCTATCGAATTAACTGGTAGTAAAATAGCTGATATAGTTACAAAGCCAAAATACTACAAAGTAGAAATTAAAGGAGTGCCTATTGATGTAATTGATATAGCAAATGCTTATAATCTTTCGTTTATGAAAGGTAATGCTATTAAGTATATTTTAAGAGCAGGTAAAAAAGATTTATTGGTCCAGGACTTAAAGAAAGCTATTGAGTGTTTAAATAGAGAGATTGAGTATGAAAGCGGTAAGTAGGAATATTACTTTATTTTGGTTAAATTTGCGAAAGGATAATAATATATCTTTAAATTATGGCAAAGAAATCAAAAGAAATAAAAGAAGACTTAAATATAGAGGTTAATCCTTTAACTATATCCGAGTGCTGCAAGGCTGAATACATATCTTCAGGTACTAAAGTATATTGCTCAAAATGCAAGGCAGACTGCCGTTTAGAGAGACAAAAGAAACTTATTAAATTATGGAGTCCAAAAGCGTAATAATCCTATTGGTAGTAATTTTACTATCATCTTCTTGCAAATCTAAAAAGCTGGTAGAAACTACAAAGGTGGATTCCGTTATAACTGTGGTCCAAAAGGTCGAATTGGCTACCGATTCAAGCGATATTGAAACTACCGAAGAAATAGCTTATATTTTTGATACATTAGTAAACCATCAGGTTACACCTTTAGAAGCTATTAGAGGCGATTACAAGCACAAACTAAAGGCAATCCATATAAAGAGGCATATCAAAGAAAGAAAGCGCTTACAGAGCCTTAAAATCGATAAGAAAGAAAACAAGGCTATAAAGGTGGATAAGACTGTCATCCAGGAAGAGAAGCCAAAAAATAACACTACTTTATTCTTAATATTGGGAATTGCTATCGCAGTTTACCTAATTCTAAAAAAACTATAAAAATAATTTCTTTGATTATCAGTTAGTTAAGATTTACTTTAGCACTTTAGTAAAATAATGTTTGCAGATATAATTTTAATTAAGACATTTGTGGACCAAACAATAAGAAATGATTTACAAAAAACAACAAGCAGCAGAGATCAAGGCTTTAGAAGTCGGGGATACTCTAAATGTAGATGAGCGAGAAGGTAATCGAATCCGAGCCTTACTGGCATACTACAAAAAATTCAACGGCAAGACTTATTCTTGCAAAGGTCAAATCGAAAACACTTTAACAATCACCAGAACAAAATGAAAAAGTTACAAAACCCAATCATCACAGAAATCGAAGTTGTTGAAACTACTAACTTTGAGAATTATTATGTCGAGTACACTGACAAGTTTATTGTTTATCACCACACTTTTCAATTCTTAGAATTAAGAGCTTGGATTATTGATAACTACGATACTTCAAGAGGTCAAGTTAAAATTGAAATGCAACCTACAAGTATGGAAACGGCAGAAAATCCGATCTACTTTACACAAGAAATTGACGAGTTTATTAGAGAAAACTACGAGGAGATTGTCTTAGAGATGCTTACTCAGCCAACTTTAGCTTGTCAATCTTATTTAGGTACTGCACTTTATAACATTTGTCGCCCAAGATAATGAGCATTATAACGGTCCATAAGTTCATAAATAATCCGCCGAAGGAAAGTAAGCTGGATAAATTAGTCAGACTTTACAGACAGACTTTAGAAGATGGTAATTATTGCAAATCAGTTCAAGCTATGTACCTTATCAATCGTCTTAAAGAGGCTGAAATACAAAAGATTACAAGTGATTACGAACACCACTTGGCAAAGCAAATAATTAAAAATAATTATCTCAATTTAATCAAATAATTGTATCTTTAAAAACCAAAACCAAGATTATGTCATTATTAAATATTCAATCAGAATTAAAAGCACCTAAGAATCAGTATAATTCTTTTGGTAAGTATAAGTATCGTTCTACGGAAGATATTTTAGAAGCAGTTAAGCCTTTGTTACTTAAATACGGATGTGTTATGATTATATCAGATAGCATCCACGAGAAAGCAGGAATTATCTTTTGCGAGAGTTTAATCAAATTTGTAGACAAAGATGGTAAAGAGTTTTTCTCTGCTGCTTCTGCCGGTATTGATCCCAATCGTAAAGGTATGGATATTGCGCAGTCGTTTGGTAGTTCGAGTTCATATTCTCGAAAGTATGCGCTCTCAGCTTTATTTTTACTGGATGATACCAAAGATGCTGACGCAACCAACACTCACGGTAAAGAAGAGAAACCTAAATTAGAATTAGATTCTATTACCTTTGATAAGTGTAGAGCAGCTTATCTTAAAGACAAAAGGAATTTACCTTTGATTCAAGAGAAATACGAAATTGATGCAGAAACTTTAAAAGCCTTGATAAATGAAAAAGTTTAAAGCAAGACCTTCTTCCCTGTCAAAATTGATGGGGAAGTTAAAAAAGGATGGTGAACTTCCACAAACTTGTATTACTTACCTTAAAGAGTGGTATTCAGGTGATACAGAAGAAATCACTTCTAAATATTTAACCAAAGGGATCTTATTAGAAGATGAGGCAATTCAATTTGCATCTAAGGTATTATTTGGCGATATTAGAGCCTTTAAGAACGAAGATATTTATTCAAACGAATGGATGTTAGGAACACCGGATGTGGTTCTTGAAAATTCAATTATAGACACTAAATGTTCTTGGAATCACAAGACTTTATTAGATGCAGCTTTAGAATTAAACACAGACTACGAATGGCAATTAAGAGGTTATATGATGTTATGCGAGAAAGAATTTGCTACTTTATTTTATTACTTGGGTGATACTCCTGCCGAAGCTAATTTTGGAAAAAGAGTAAGTTTTAAGCATTTAGAAGAATTTGAACGCTGGGTATCTTACGAGTTTAAGAGAGATATTTCTATTGAGCAAGAGATAATCGAAAGGATTGAACTTTGTAGGAACTGGCTTCAAAATTACGATCAACAAATACAAACAAGAATAGGAACAAGAATTATAAACCTTTAAAAATAGAAAAATGAGTTCAATTATCAGCGCATCTATTGATGTAACAAAAATCGACAGAACAAAATTAATCAAAGACAAATACTTAAATGTTAGTATTACTGTTAATGATGAGAATGACAAATTTGGTAATAATGTAACAGTTACCTTAAACCAATCTCAAGAAGAGAGAACTGCTAAAGCACCTAAAACTTATTTAGGAAATGGTAAAGTAGTATGGGGACAAGGTAAAGTAGAAACCAAACAAGACGACGGAATGCCGTTCTAAAATGAAATTGGTGCTGCTGCAAGCGTTCTTTTTGCACCAAAGATAAGAGGTGTCTGCGCAATATTAGGGGAAAGTTTAACAATTTTAGCAGAGATTAACACCCAAGTGCTAACGAGCAGCGTTAGTATTTTAAAATAAATTAAAAAACCAAAACAATAAATAAAATGAAACCAAAAACACTTGAACAAAAGCGAATAGAAGTTTTTAGTAAATCTTTTAGTAAACACGGTAAAAGCAAAACATTTAAAATGATTGGCGCTGCTAATGTTATAGAAAAAGAAGGTATAAATAACTTTATGAAAAGTATTGATAGTTATACAAAAGAAACACAAAAAACACCAAGAGCAATACTAAAAATGAAATTAGATTGCGCAAAACTTTACATACTTTATTTGGAAGGGGGATTTGATGGAATTTTTAGAAGAGTATAGAACTAAAAATGTTACAATAGAGGATTTAAGCCAAAAGTATAACATATCCCAAAAGCGAATAAGAGAAGTCCTAAGAGCCAAAGGCATTAGAACAAAGCACCTTAAAACCAAGAAAGTTACTTTAGAAACAAATGCTATTTTTAATGACTTTTTAAAGGAGTATTTAGCTGAAGGTAAGCCAATTAAGCATTATGCTGAAAAGTTTAATGTTCCTTTATCTTCTTTAAATAAAAAGTTAGATAAATACTTTGCATTAAGAAAGAAATAGCTATATTTGCTTATAATTTCATTTGAAGTCGAGATCAGATGAAATTAAATATAAGGTTAAACTTACTACTAACCTTGAAACCTACCAAATCTCGACCTGGTGGGTTTCTTTTTTTTATACATATGAAGTATTATCTACACGATAGCAATTCTTTTAGTGATGAAAAAGTAACAGAACTTTATATGGCTTATGGCTACGAAGGTTTAGGATTATTTTATACCGCTTTAGAAAAGTTTGCTCAACAAGAAAAACCCGTTAAAACTGCCGTCTTAAAAAAGCAATTAAATATTGGTAAAAAGTTAGAAAAATGCTGGTCTTTTATGGAAGAGATTGGCTTAATATCATCAAACAACGGTGAAAGTTTCAACAAACAATTGCTAAAGTTTAGTGAAAACTACAAGATAAAAAAAGAAAAAAGCGCAGAAAGATTGAAGCAGTGGCGTGATAATCAGCAAGTTACAGAAAATGAAACGCGTTCAGAACTTGTACGAAACGCATCTAAAGTAAAGATAAGTAAAGTAAAGGAAAGTAAAGATATAGTAGAAGAGTTTATAATTCCTGAAATTGAAGAAGTAGAGAATTACTTTTTTGAGAATGGTTATAGAAAAGATGTAGCTAAGAAGGCTTGGAACTATTACAATAATCTTAACTGGAAAAATAGCAAAGGTAAAAAAGTATTAAATTGGAAAAACACAGTTATGAACAATTGGTTTACAGAAGAAAATAAAATAAAAACAGTAGTCAATCACCTTTACTCACCAGTCGTTAATTAATGGAATTTATAAAAAACTATTCGGATGTTTCAGATGAAATAAACGAACTATTTGAAAAAGGTTACGCAAGTGGCGAAAAAGTAGGATTCTCACAAATGGATCAACTAATATCCTTTAAAAAAGGTGCAACTTCTTATATCTACGGCACTCCTGCAAGTGGTAAGTCTGAATTTTGGTGGGAATGTCTTATAAACCTATCAAAAAAGAAAAAGTGGAAGCATTTGATCTTCTCACCGGAAACAGGAACACCTGCTGAAATCTTTGCTGAGATTATTCATAAGTGGTCCGGTAAACCTTTTCACGATTTAGACGGCAATAAACTTTCAAGATTAACCCAAAGCGAAATGTTTAGAATTGGTCAAGAAGTTAGCCAATACTTTTACATAATGGATACAGGAGTAAAAGATATTACTTTAGATGACTTTCACCAAGCAGTTGAGAAATACGGGATTAAGTTTGACACAATTACTACTGATCCGTTTAATGAAGTCAAGCACGAGTTACAGGGCGAATCTATTAATCTTTATATGGCAAGAGTATTAGGAAAGATTAGAATGTACGCAAGGGAACACAATTATCACCATACGATCATTATGCACGCTGCAAGAGAAGCCGGAGTTAAAAAAGAAGTAGACGGTATATCTTTTTATCCCCCTACTGATCCGAGATATATTGATAATGGCGAAACTTCCTTTAGAAAAGGAGAACAAATGATTTGTGTTTGGAGGTATCCTAAAGGCTTAAACGACGAGTTTGGAACACCTTATCAACTTAATCAGGTTAAAATTATAGTCCAAAAAAGTAAACCTAAAGGAATAGGTGCTTGTGGCGAGTTTGATTTATTCTTTGATACTTGGAAAAACTGCTATTATGAAGAAATAAACGGAATTAAGAGTTATGCTGGAAATTATGTTACATTTGAAAAACCAACTATTTTACCATTTTAAAAATTAAAACTATGAGAATATTAATCGCTTGTGAGGAAAGCCAAGCAGTAACAAAAGAATTTAGAAAATTAGGACACGAAGCCTTTAGTTGTGATTTGCTACCTTGTAGTGGTGGACATCCGGAATGGCATTATCAACAAGATGTTTTTGAAGTAATTGACAAAGGATGGGATATGATGATAGCACATCCTCCTTGTACTTTTTTAGCAGTTAGCGGAGCAAGGCATTTATATAATGCTGATAAAACTCCTAATTTAGAAAGGTATAAAAACCAGGCAGAGGCTTTAGATTTTGTAAAAAGATTAATGGATGCCCAAATAGAAAAAATTGTTATTGAAAATCCAATTAGCGTAATTAGCAGTAAAATAAGAAAACCCGACCAAATTGTACAACCATATTGGTTTGGGGATTCAGCAAGTAAATCAACTTGTTTATGGTTAAAAAATTTACCTAAATTAGTACCAACAAATATTGTTGAAAAAGGAGAATTTAAAGAATGGATAGATAAAAAGACTGGTAAGACTAAAAGACAAGCATTATGGTATTACGAGGCTTTACAAGAAGCTAAAACTCCAGCAGAAAGAAGAACATTAAGAAGTAAAACTTTTAAAGGAATTGCAGAGGCTATGGCTGCACAGTGGGGGAAATAATTATGAATATAGAAAACGAAACGGCAATAGACCAATTACTTGGGGAATATGTAAAATTATATCCTGATTTATTTGAAAACCCTACACACGAAACAGTAAGAATACTTAATCTTATTGTTAAATATAAATGTGTAGAAGAGCAGCAAATTAAAGATGCTTGGGAAGATGGACACGATTCTTTCTCAACAAGGAATGCAGAATTATACTTTAACGAAACATTTATAACAGAAGAATGACCCTACAAGAATTTGCTAAACATTCAGAAGCCAGGCTTTTTAGTTTAGAATTATTTGAGCAATTACCAATTCATAAGTTATCTTCGCAGTATTATGTGGAGGCTTTAAGAGAAATAATTAATTTAATTAATCCAGTGCAGGACAAAAAATTTATTTTAAGTGATGAGAAAGTTACACGAGTTAAGTGAGCCATTAAAAGCTATTTTACAGGATGAACTTGAAAAAAGGATTCCAAAGACTGATTTTAGACAAGCTACTTTGTTTAGGATAGCAGATTTACTTTTAGTGATGCAAATAAAGCTATTAGAGGCAAATAAGACTAAATTAGATAGTAAGACTTACAAAGACAACTTAAATGCTTTAGAAACGCTTAATTTAGCTTTTGTGATGATGACTGATTTACAAGGAGAAAATTCTTTATTACGAAGTGAATTGCTAACTTTGAGGCACGAAGCGGAAATAATTATAGCAGAATTGACTGAAAGAGTTAAAACGCTTGAAATGATAGATGATTTGTAAAAGTGAATGAAACTTTACTAAAAAGTTATGCAAACATTTAACAAGCACTAAAAAAACATTTAACACTTGTGGCTCACTTTTAATACGAATTGAGCCGTATTTATACGAATAATGAGCTTTAAATTTCCCAAAATGGTAACTAACATTTAACAATATGACTTTAATCTTTATAATATTAGCAGCTATTTGTAACTCGGTAATGGATGTTTTATCTACCAGGTATTATGTTTCTATATTTGGAAACCTTAAGAATAGACAATTTTGGGATTGGAATATGTCCTGGAGAAACAAATGGCAGTGGGGCGAGAAAGAAAATGGCGAGAAGTTTTTTTTATCTTCAACTATGCTTTCGTTTTTAACGGATGGGTGGCATTTATTTAAAGCCTTAATGCTACTCTTTATTTCTTTAGCTATTGTAACTTACAAACCTATCTTTGGGTATTTTGATATAATCTTATTTTCTATTATTTGGGGGGTAGTGTTTGAATTGTTTTACACTAAAATACTTTTAAAATGACACTATTAATTATTTATTGGATTGCAAGTACAATTTATGGAGTATATTGGATTAGTAAGAAGCTAGGAAAATTAGAAAATAAAGAGTATTATACTTTATTAGATTTAATAGCTTATTTATTAGCTTCTATGCTTATTACCCCATTTGCTTTGCCTATTTATTTATTTAATTCAATTAAATTTAAAAGACCTAAATGAGTACAACAATCTTAAAGAAAAAAGCAGATGCGATATTTTCAACTTATATCCGCTTAAAGTACGCTGATGAGAATTTAGATGTAAAATGCTTTACTTGCGATAAAGTAATGCCTTACAAAAAGATACAAAACGGGCATTTCTATTCAAGAGGTATATTAAGCCTAAGATATGATGAACAAAACTGCCGTCCACAGTGCTACGGATGCAATATAGCCAAAAGCGGTAATTATATCGAGTATTACAAAAGATTAGAGAAGGAAATAGGCAAAGGCGGAATGGATTTTCTTGAACACAAAAGACACCAAGTAAAGAAAATGGGCAAATTAGACTATCAAGAACTAATTGACTATTACACACAAAAAGTAGCTGATTTATGAATGAATCAGAACTATTTAAATTCTTAAAAGAGAAGTATATTCCGGATCTTCAAGGAGGAGATGAATATTCAAGTTTTGACTGCTATTCTGAGAAGTATAAAATGTTTATTGAGTTAAAATGCCGAGAAGTACACTACGACACTTTAATGATTGAGAAGTATAAGTATGATCGATTAGTAGATTTAAGTTTAGGGTATGGGTATAGTCCTTATTACATAAATTCTACTCCAAAAG